TAGTACAGCCTGACGGTTTACTCCAAGTACTGTTTCCGGTATATACATTACACTGGATAAGGCCACTAAAGCCCCATTCTAATGCATTACCTGAATTGTTTACCATTAATGTTCTATCAGCAGTTGAAGATGTTAATGCCGTACCACCGTTGGCAACAGGTAATGTACCGGTCGGAATTGCTCCAGATAGACTAACTGCACCATCTGCAATAGAAGTTGCTGTTATACTACTATCCTTTATCTTTGCGCTAGTAATGTTGCCTGCATTAATCTTATCACCAGTAATGTCTCCTGCTGCAACGGCTGCTGCGTTAACAGAACCTGCACCAAAGTCGTCACCAGTTAAAGAAGCATCAACAATACCGTCGTTTGTAATCTTCTTAACACTGTTATAATTAAATGGCATTTACAATCTCCTATTAAATCGCCTCTACAAGCCAGCCACTTGCTGAGCCTGAATAAACTAATGTAAAAGCCGCACCTTCTGTACTCACAGTCATTGTGTCCGCATTACGCATAATTTTATGCGCTCCAGGATCAACAGTTAGGTTGTTTGTATTAAACGACCCGTTAACATCAAATATCTTAATAATATCTCCTACAAAAGGATTTGTAGGCAAAGATAATGTTGCTACACCTGCTGAAGTATCTACAAAATAAATCTTGTTTGCTTCAATTGATTGAGTAGCATTGATTGATTCCTGTGCGAAGAGTGAGGGTGGTACAACTCCTCTTGGATTTGCTTTAACGTCTCTTCCCATCTTTATCTCTCCTTGTTACGTTAGACTGTTGCTGTTTCAATGCCGTATGCTACAGCACTTACGTTAATAGTATCTGAACGTACAACTAAAATTTTGTTTGCGTCCATTACAATACCGGTACGTTCAACAACACCGTTTCCAACAATTTCTGAATCAAATTCAATATATTCATCGTTTGCTGGTGTTGCACTTGATGCTACCGCTACTCTAACTCTTGCTGAACTAGCATTCCTATTACAAACAGATAGTGTAATAACACTAAATGTATCTGCTGGAACAGTGTACAAACTTGTGTCTGTAGCCGCTGCTAGATCTGCTGTTCCTAATCTTCCTGTTGCCATTTTAACTTTTCTCCATTATGTTATGTTAAGAAGTAACTCCACGCTACTGGTAAACCACGTACACCGCCTTTAAAGTTCATATTCGCATTAACATTAATTGCCTGTTGTGTAGTAGTTGTTATAGCGTCAGCAGCAATGTATATGAAACCTGCTGTAACACTATTTACGTTAAGTGATGCACCACCACCACCAATTTGTGAACTGATGTAAGCCTTAATAGCTCTCTGTGTAGGTACAACATTATCGCTGTCCGCAGTAAAGAATGGATCTGTACTAAATTCATCAATACTTGCGGAACCTCCACCTAGTGTAACTTCACCAAGTGATAGTTCTTGTAGTCCTGCAATGTTAAATGCATCAGCATTCAATGTTGCAACACCTGTTGATTGTTCAATACTAAACAAGTCACCAACTCTAAAGTTACCATCTTGGTCAGTAGCAGTGAAGAACACCCTACCACCATTTGCTTCTTTAGTTTCGTTAGCCTGTACAGGATCTTGTAAAGGATCGTTTGGATAGTTTGTTTCTGTGAAACTACCTGTACCAATGTCTAAGAAATCGTGTCCTGTTAGACGTACTTGTGAGTATCTAATTCTAGTTGTTACACTTGTTCCGTGTGGTGGAACATTAATAACTTTCATTTCTGGTGATATCTGTAAGAAACAAGTTAATGCACCATCATTTGAACCAAGTAGTGTAACAATGTTAACTAGTTTAAATGTTTGATTTGGCAAGTGACCAAATACAATGTTCGATCCAGTTGGCGGAAGTGCGCTTAGTTGCCTAATTGCAATAAAGTTTCCGCTTTGGAAGAAGTCTGCATAACCATTACCTGCTGTTAGATCAGCACTTGCTGAAACATATCCTGTTCCTCTGCTTCTAAATGAAGGAGTAGCAAGTACACCACTACCAGTTCTAACTTGTTGTGGTAGTGCATAAATCTCACTTGGGTCAGTGATTGTCATTGTTGGTGCAGTATCATATCCTGAACCTGGTTCAGTAATACGAATTTCAAAGATTTTATTCTGTGCTACACCAGCTCTTGCTTTTGTAGTTGCACCAGTTTTAATTCTTACTGCTTGATCGCTTGAGTCATTGTCAATAATTGCCCAGTAACCTACACGTTGGTGTGTACCAAACGCTACAGCACTGAAACCATTTGATGTAATATCACCCGATCCAACACCTTTCCAATCAAAGTTGTAACCGTCTTGTGATACTGCAACATAAGTGTATCCTTGACCGTCAACACCTGCTTTGTATGCAGTAATCATAAACTGACCTTGTCCGTATTTGATCTGCTGTAATCCTGCTGGTGTTGTTGAGTCTGGTGAACTAATATCTTTTGAAATCCAAGTTGCACCTTTGTCAATACTAATTGCTACAGTTGAACTGTCAGTTGCTGTTGCAACAAAGTGGTTCTGTCCAAATGCTACACTTGACCAAGCACTTGCTGCTGGTAATGTGCTTACATCAATCCAACTCACTCCACCGTCAATACTGTAAGCAGATGTCTGTGTACCTGATTTAACTGCAATCAATATACCTTGTCCTGCTGTAATAGCAGTAAAGCCTGTGCTGTTAAGTGTTCCTGTGGTATCCCAAACTTCACCGTCTAGTGAAATTGCTACAGTTGAGCTATCACTTGCAATTGCAACAAATCTTTGGTTGTAGTTGTCATATGCTACATCAATCCAGTTAGCACTTGCTGGCATACTAGTTGCTGTCCAAGTAACACCGTCTGCTGAGTAAGCAGCATTAGATGTTCCTGAAGCAACTGCTACTATTCTTGAAACTTTAGAAACTGATGATCCGTCATCAATTTTGCCTGAAGCCATTGCAGTCCAGTTACTTGCACTCGGTAGTGTAGTTGCTGACCAACTTTCGCCATCAACACTTCTTGCACCCGCTGCGCTGCCTGATTTAACTGCAACCCAAGCACCTGCTCTACCATAACCTTCTGTATCAATTTCTAGTATTTCACCAGTTGCACTATTAATCGCTGTAACAGTTATTGTAACATCGTTAGTACCATCTACACCACCTAGATCACTACCATTAATAGTAATTTCATCTAGTCTTGTATAACCTGTTCCGCCTGATGTAATACTTACTGCATATTTCCAACCGTTCTTAATAACTTGGAAGGATGCTGAAGAACCAGTTCCTCCTGAACTTGTTGGAAGATAAACTTCTGCTGTGTCAACAAACTGTGCTGCTGTCCAAGAACCTGTACTTGGTAATGTTGCTACTGAATGTGTAAATCCAGGTGCATTAAATTCAAGTCTTGGTTCAACAATATATGTTGATGATGCATCAGGTGCTACAATTGAAGTACCTGCTACAATGTGATCCCAGCCACTTGCACCGTCACTTTCTCTAGTAACGTTTGCTAGTTTTGTACCGTTGTTATATGCACTAATAATACCAAACTGTCCAACACCCGAGCCACCTGTTACATATACTTTCATTCCAACATATGCTGAACTAATTTCTGCGTCAGTAGCAGCAAGTGTAATTGTGTTTGATGTACCACCCTGTGCTGTGTTTGCATTACTGATATAACCAAAGCCGCCAAAGTTACCAACTACTTCCGGAGCGTTAGCACTGTCGTCTACGTTGTCTTCTAAGAATACACTGTGTACAGCATTATCTCTGAATTCATCTACTAGAGCAAACGCACCTGTACCTGCACCAGATATTAGGAATTCTGCTTCTTCGTAATCAATACCAGCATTTCCAAATTCAAATGCATAAACTTCAGTTGCATTATCAGTTGTAACATCTATAACTGTTGCTTCATATTGGAATTTGTTATCAACAATAGCAGTTTCTGGTGTTTCAGTTGAATCAAATCCTTCTGCTACTGAACCAAAGTCACCGTATGAGTTGTTACCGTTTGTGCCTCTAATTCTACCACCGTTTTCTGACAAGTAACCAATGTGTGAGTAATATGTAAACACTGATACAAGCTCTGCTCTACCATTGTTTGTTACCCAAGCACCAATACCGTCACTAATAACCTGTGTAAAGTCGTTGGACACAATCGAGTCGTTACCACCATTGTGTAATGCGCCATCGATTTTCTGTCCAATACCAGCATTACCAAACGTTGTGTTATTTTGTACATATGGAGAACGTGCTGTAATCCATACTCTGTAATCTTCTGGACCCCAACCTGGATCAAGTGAACAATATGCACCGCCTGATACTCTACGTGTACCATTAGCATTTTGTGCTAACAAGTCACCATTCATACCTCTAAGTGTTTGATTTCTAATACCTGTACCATTACGTAGGTAGTATAAATCTTCTTCGTGCGATCCAACTACTGCATTACCATAATATCTTGCACATAGTAATGTTTTGTAGTTACCCGGATATGTAATATCATAAATCAATGCTTCAAGAATTTCTTTAACATCTCTTTCACAAAGTTCGCTATTGTAAGTCATTGCAACTGTTGCTGAACCTGTGTCATCAACCATTGCTCTCGGACCGTTTTCGTCATTTCTAACATTAGAAATTTGGAACTTAGTTGCACTTAAGATATTGTGTACATAATATGTAGTACCAGCAATAATACCGTCTGAATTGTCAGCAAGTGAAGGAGCACCAACAATAGTTCCGCTGAACTTAATTGCTGTTCCTCTTTGCAACCAACTAGTATCACTAATTGTAATACTCTTATCAGATGCTGTTGTTGCTGTTACTGTACCTTTATATGTATCTGCAATGTACGCTGTTGATTCTGCAACAATAAAGTCTTTGTTTCTTAATATCTGTGTTGCTGCGTGGTGTATGTTTCTTTCATTTGAAAGACATCTACTACCTTCAGTTGATCCACTGTAAATAATATCAAGTAAATCTTCCATTAATGTTTCGATACGTGCCTCTGCTGTTGCATCGCCTGCAACACCGTCCATATAATCTTTAATAAAATCAAATGCGTAAATAGTTGCTGCTTTTTGACCTTTGTCATATACATCACTTGCAGTACTTCTTAAGTAAGCGTATGCTGCTTTTAATGTTTTGTGATTACTGTTAAACATAAAGTCAAACATAACTGCTTCTGAAATTAATCTAGCATCACGTTTACACTTGTCTGCGTTATATGTTAAGTTAGGATAAGTTGCTGCTATAGCATTGCTCATAGCAGTAACCATTGATTCTTGTGCTGCATCAACATTTTGTGCTGCTGTAATTAATGCTGTAGTAGTCGATACACCATTTGTTGCTGCTGGTTCTTCAACAACATCTGCAATAATTCCTAAACTTGAACCATTGGTTAATGTTGCTGCACTACCATTAAATACTGTAGAAACAGTTAATGTAGTTGCTGCTGGAGTGCTAACAACCCAATATTTTTGATCTGTTGTTAAACCGTTGCCAGTTGTTCTTGGTGTAAATGAATCTCCAACACTTAACCCGTGGCTTGTAGTTGTTGTAATTACATTTGATGAAATACTATCAACTTCTACATTAGGTGCGCTAGTTGTTGCACCTCCTTGAATTAAATCTATAATAATATTCATCAACTCAACAACACGATCTTTTGCAGTATTTCCTGCTGATGTGCCAAACTTGAACTGTTTAACTGTCGATTGTTTTGTTGTTGCGGTTTGATCTAGAACAATATCAGCAAGTTGATCTCTCATAAATTCATATGACGCAACTGTTGCTGCTTTTTCGTTCGAATCTAATCCAAAATTACCAGCGTATGGTCCGCCAGGGCCATCATAGTATGCTAATCCTGCTCTAATTGCTTGGCTATTACCGCCATATGTCATATCATATGTTAATGCATCTAGAATATATCCTACATCTTGTTTACACTTTGTTCTTGAATAGTAAACATTTGGATATTGATCTGCAATGTATGCTGTAACTTCTGCTTTTAAAAATTCTTTGTTTTCTGAAAGTTGTGATCTTGCATCGCCGTAGCCTGTTAAGTAACCAACATTATATCCTGTTGGGTCAGTTCTAAAACTATGTGCAAAAGTACCAACTCTAAAATCAGTATTATGAATCAAAGCACCCATTAATCTATCAACTCTTGCTGCTTCAGGAGTGTCACCAAACGGCACTGCAATACTTTGTGTTTCAGCATTACCTGTTGTAGCAGTTACAGTAGCCCCTGTAACAATCTTTTGTACTACATCGTTTAAATGTGCATATGTTTCAATAGTATACTTTGTATCTGTTTTATGTGTAGTTCCTAGATCCATAGTAACTGTTGTCGAACGAACTTCTTCGCCAATTACACAAGTGTTTTCTGGAACTAAAATTGGTCCTACTTCTGTATATGTCCCTGTTTTTACTTTTACAAGTGAATTAGGCATATATCTAGCAGGCACTCTTGAAGCATCTTCGTCTTCAAGTGCATTTAACACAATAGTAACAAGTGCAGTTGCTTTTGCAAGTATACCTGATTCTGCTGCAATTGTTGCATCTTTATGTTGTGTAACAATTGAAGTTGAATTATCACCGTTTGTACTTTGATAATTTACTGCTGGATCTGTTTGTGCAAAAACGTGTCCTAAAAGTGTAAGCATATAGTTAAATGCAGCAATATCTTGATCTTTTTCTGCACTTAAATTTGGATATGCTACTACTTCAGACTCGCTTAATGCTCCAATATAACTGTTGGCAGCACCTCTTGACTTAACGTTGCCGCCAGTACTAAGGTCATAAACTAGTGCGTCAACAATAAACCCGGTGTCTCTTTCGCACTTTGCATCATCGTATGTAAAGTTATACCAAATGCTTGTTACATCTGGTGCTGTATTTGTAAAGTATTCTACTTGATAGTCAATCCACTCTGTAACTTCTCTTTGAATAAAGTGTCTATTTTTTCTTAATAAATCTTTTGCATTAGAGTTTAAAGCACCTTGATCGATTTGATGACAAGCATAACGTACACTTGCAAATGGTTTATCAACTGTTCCACCTGCTAATGGATATGGTTTATCTTGTCCGTGTTCTGCTACCCAATATACATAATTACTTTGTCCAAGTAACGCCCATTCTGGATATTCTGCACCAGCACGTAGTACTTCGCCTTCTTTACCAATTGGAAGTCTAGTAACACCAGAACCACCAAAGTAGACTAAGTCGCCTGTGTTAGTAAGGATACTTGTTTCAGAACCTGTAATTAATTGGTTCCAGTAAGTACCTGTAATATCTAGATCTGGTCTTGAATTAGCAGCACCGCCGCCTTCCGCACCAATTGTTGAGTCAGTGTCACCTTCTGAACGGTGTTTCTGAATACAAATAAATGCGTTATCTCCGAACTTAACTGCGTCACCTACTTCATATTCGTAGTCATCAGTCCATTCGCCTTGCCAACTAATACCTTCATTTAATTTATTCCAATATGCTGTTGCTGCTGGATGCCAAGTTGCATTAGCAGTCATTGTTCCTGTATCTGTGGTAGGATTAAATGTAGTTCCACCACTTACAGTTGCAATTGTAAATTGTGTTGCACTATCAACTGTTTTAACATAGTAAGTACCGCCTGTAAAGACGTTACCAAATGTTGTACCTGTAAACTGAATTACCTGTCCAACTGCTAAACCAGTTGTATCATCTGCTGTAAAAATTAGAGTTCCGTTGTCGGAAGCAGTAACTGACATACTTACAGAAGGTGCATCTTGTACAGCTCTATAAGTATAACCATTTAAGGTAACTACTTCGCCAATTTTGTAACTTGTTGCAATTGACCAGTTATTAATATATTTGAAACCTGTTGCAAATAAATCCCAATCACTTGCATTTACTGGAGGTGTTTGTCCTGTACTAATTGTTTTAGCAACATATGTATTACCACCATAATGTACTACATCACCTGGTTTATATTCTGTACCAGCGGCATATGTATTTTCGTAGTTGAAACCTTCAACAAAGTTATCCCATCTTGCTGACTGGTCTGTGCTAAAGTCTGCTGATGCTGTGTGATGTTGGCCTGCTTTAACAATGTAAAGATTAGCACCGTACTTAACTACATCATATTCTTTATATCTTGTTGCAGTAACCCAGGCACCTTTATAATCAATACCATCATTATATTTGTCCCAGTTACCAATATCCTGTTCTAAACCGTCGGCAGTAGTTGCGGCAGATGTATGTCCAGTTGAGCAGAGATATGTGTTTCCACCATATTTAACTAAGTCATTTAACTTATAGCGAGTATTGACTGTCCAGTTGCCTTTCCAGTCTGTTCCTTCTGCATAAGTTGTCCAACTTGATTGATCGTCTTCAAGTCCAAGGGCAGTTGTTGCAGCAGATGTATGGGCAGCATTTGCAATATACAAATTACCACCGTATTTTACAACATCATTAATTACATAATCTGTTGCAATAGTCCAATCACCTTTCCAGGATTGACCATCTGTCATTTGGTTCCATTTACTTGGAACTATATTCAAATCCGTATAAAAATCGCTGTCGGCGGTATGACCAACTGCACAGATGTAGGTACGTCCACCGTACTTGACTACATCATCTTTGTAGTATGTTGTGGAACCTGCCCAGTCCCCTTTCCATACAAATCTAATTCTACCTAGTTTAAACTCTGCCATTATCTACTCCGTAGTGTACATATATTTATGTTATTCTCTATTCTTAAAAGATCTAAAGAACATATTTTGTGCTAACATACTGCCTTGGATGCCAGCCTTAGGACCTTTAAAATCCATTATAACCGGAACTTGTACTGTCAAGTTCGCTGAGTTACCAATTAGATTAGGTCCAATTTTAACAGTACCTGCAATGAAACTTGCTGTTAGTAAGTCTGCACCACCAACATTAAGTCTATTTGTCAAGTACGCCTTGATTGCTCTCTGCGTTGGAACAATATTGTTTGAGTCTGCTGTGAATAGTGGATCAGTACTAAATTCTCTAATAACTGTTCCAGTACCACCAACTCTAATTCCGCCTAGTGCAAGTTCTGATAGACCATTTAGATCAAAGAAGTCTGCACTAATTGTTACGATACCAGTTGCCTGTTCAACTGCAAATAATTCACCACATCTAAAGTTACCTGATTGGTCTGTACTTGCATAAAACACTCTACCACCGTTTAATTCTTGTACTTCGTTTTCTGGATAACGAACGTAGTTTGTTGAATATAAAGCAGGATAGTTTGTGTCAGCAAATCCGCCAGTACCAACATCTAAATAATCGTGACCTGTAATTCTGCACTGACTGTATCTAGTGTTGATTGTAACACCTTGCTCGTGAACTACATCATTTTCAATTTTTAATTCTGGTTGAACACGGAATTTTAACAAGAATTTTCCGTCATCTTGTTGACCTTCGTTTTCAATAGCAACAACTGTGTAAAGTTCTGGATTGTCTGCAAGTCTTAATTGTGCGCCTGGGCCAATTACCTTCGGCATATCTTTAACTGTTAAGAACTTGCCTACTGGTGTGATATCTGCAAAACCATCGCCTGTAACTACTACAGAAGTTGTTGAAGTTTTATATTTAGAACCTCTGTTTCTCCAACTAGGCTGTGCAAGAACTCTATCTGCAATTCTAGTTGTGTCTAGTACAAGTTCACCTGTATTGTTAGGATCATATACTGTGTATGTAGGTCCAGTTGCAGGATAACCTGAACCTGGATCTAATAAGTTAACAGAAGCAATTCTACCAGCGGTAACATTTGCTCTACCAAATGCTGCTCTACCTGTTGTTACTTTTAGGTGTGTAGTTGTAACATCTTGATTAAGTATGATCCACTGACCTTTTCTATTATCGCCGCCGTCGCCTGTTGTAATATCTGGATTACCAAATGCAACTTGTCCCCAGTTGCCTTCTGAAACAACAGTTTTCTTAATCCAGTTAATACCATCTTCTGATTGATAAATGTAGTCTACTGGACCTAGTGTTGGATCACCTGAAATTTCTTGCCCGTTGGTATCAACTGTTGCAATAAACAAACCTTGTCCATACGCAAGATCGTTCCAATCAAGTATTGTTGATCCGTCTGGTGATGGCATAGTTGATGGATACCAGTTTTGTCCGTTGTTTAGTGAATAAGCAACTTCACCTGTAGGCGCAATTGCTACAAATCTGTTATTACCATATGCTAATTTAAACCAATCTTTTTGCGAACTGTCTGCAATCACGTCCATAATGTATGTGTTCCATACAATAGTTGATCCATTGTATTCACCAACTGCTGATAAGTTTTGAGATTGTGACACTGCAACAAACTTGCCAGCACCGTATGCTACTTGACTCCATTGATCAAATGTTGAGTCACCACCTGCTGGAATGTTTGCTAGTGTCCACGTAGTTCCTGTTTCACTAAATGCTGCATATCCGCCATCTTTTGCAACTGCTACAAATATTCCGCCGCCAAATGCAACTGAAGACCAATCAGCACTATTAGGTAGTGTATATGCTCCCCAAACCTGTCCATCTTCTGAAACTGCAACTTCGTTACTTAATTCTTTAATTGCTACAAATCTATCATTACCTGTAGCCAGTGTATGCCAGTTTCCTGAACTTGGTAACTGTGCTGTTTCCCAGTCTGTGCCGTTATTTGACCAGTTTACTGTAGTTCCTGTACTTGCTACAGCAACATATCTTCCACTAGCACCTGTACCTGCATAGGTAAAAGCAGTAATACTGTTTGTACTATCATTACTAATTCCTGTAACTGTGATAGTAATGTTATTGTCGTCGGTGCCTAGTAATCCTGAACCTTCTAATACAATAGTGTCTCCAACTGTATATCCTGCTCCGCCTGAATTAATTGTAACTGTGTAATCTCTACCTTCTTTCAACACATCGAATGTTGCTGTAGCAGGGATAACATCAACTGTTACTCCATTACCTGGATCACCAACTATATTTGTAAAGTTTTTACGAGTTTCACCAAATTGAATATCGCCCCAAGTTGTTCCTGCAGCCAAACTTACGTTTGTTGATGCAAACGGCGGTGGATCAAAAACTACTCTTGGTTCGAATCTATAAGAGGAAGTTGTTGTAATTAAAGTTTCTGGTGGAGTTCCAGGAATAACGTGATCCCACCCATCTTCACCTGTACTTTCTTTTTTAACTTGTAATTGTTTTGTTAAAGAATTATATGACTTAACTTCTGCGTATTGGCCTGTTCCAGGTCCTGAAGTAATCAAAATTCTTAGTCCTAGCAGGTTTGCCTCTTCATTATCGTCTGCCGCTGCTAGTCTAATACTTGTTGTAGTACCAGACTGTGCATTGTTACCAATAAGTGTAAATCCGCCGCCGCCTGCTGCTGCTGACGCTTCACCTGTAACAATTCTTGCTTCGAATAATGCATCATCTCTAAAGTCTTCTTGTACAACATCTACTTGTGATCCTGAACCAATAAATGTATAATCCGCTGTTGTATAGTTTTGTCCGCAGTGTAAAAATTCTAATGCTAGAATTTCATCATTAACTTCACCTGCAAATGCTCTCTGAATCGATGCTTGATTGTTTCTAGTATCAACTTTTGCTGTAAGAGGAGTTTCTGTAGGATCATTACCGTCTGCTAGAGCACCAATAAATCCGTATGAGTTGTTACCGTTTGTTGCACGAATAATTCCGCCACGTTCTGCTAGATAACCTACCTGACAGTAATATGTAAACACTGATACAAGTTCTGCTCTACCATTGTTAAGAACGTGAGCACCAATACCATCACTTAGTACCTGTGTAAAGTCGTTGGACACAATTGATTTGTTACCACCTGCGTGTAATGAGCCGTCAATTTTTTGTCCGGTACAATTGTTACCGCTATTTGTAACATTCTGTATGTAAGGCGAACGATTTATAATCCAACATTCTTCGTGTGCTGGACCCCAACCTGGATCAAGTGAAATACAAGATGGTCCTGTTGGTCTTTGATACTGTTCAAAAACGTTTGCCGGATTAAGTGTGCCTGTCAAACCTTTGATTGATAGGTTTCTAACACCACACGCATCTCTAACACGGAACATATCAGTTAATTGACTGCCGTTAATTTTGTTAGAATAATAAACTGCTTCTAGTTGTGTTTTGTAGTTAGAAACATATTTAAGATCCCATTCAATAGCAATTACATATCTTTCAATGTCATATGTTAAATTGCTTGGTTGTACATAATCTGTATAAAATAATGTCATATATGCACCAATCTCTGCTGCAAGGAATGCTTTGTTTGCAAGTAAAACTCTACCTGTGTTAACAATATTTTCCGCAGTAGATGCTGCATTTTGTCCGTACTTAGCAGGTGCTGTTCCTGTACCATTTACTGCATATGTATAATATTGTACAAAGTCTGCAATAACAGCATCAACCCTATCTGCTGCGGCAGTATCACCAAAGATAGGTGTTTCAATTATAATTTCTTCGTCAACACCTACGCCGCCACCTGTAACTTCTCTGTCAACAACAAATACCTGATTTTCTGTGTTACCTGCAGTTTTGCTAATAATTTGATTTAAAATAAGTTGTCTAGCGACTTGCTGTAAGTGTGTTAACATTACCAATCTGTTAGTAGTATCTGCACTTGTTAAAGTTGCCGTTGCCGGACGCACTGTACTAGATCTTAATTCGTCACCTAGTACCACTGTCTTTTTAGGTACAATTAGTGGAAGTAATTCTTCGTACAAACCTGTTGTAAGTTGTACAGTTTTATGGTTATCTTCTCCGTCATCTGCTAATTCTAATGCATATCTAATAGATTTTACAGGTTTCTGAATATCAATACCTGCGTCTGCATCAGTAGTATCGTCTACACCTTTGATAGGATCAACGTGAATAATTTTTGGAATTCTGGCATACAGCTCATAGTCGGCACTTGAATCATTTTGTACTGTAAGAATATTTCCTTGAGTACCTTTAGGAATATTAGTTGCACCTAGTGTAGAACCGTCTCCTACATTTGTTCTAGATAAACCAAATGATAATAAGTCACCTGGATTGACTAATCCTGCTTGACTTGATCCTTCTAGTAGTGTATCCCAATAGTTGTAGCCTTCGCCGTTATCGCCTGGAAAATTCTGTCCGCCGGCGGCATTGGATGCAACGTGTTCAAAATTACATTTATATGCGCTGCCTTTATAAGTTACTACATCGCCAACTGCGTAAGTATCGCCTGCAGTCCACGCATTTTTAAATGACTGTCCTGTTACTAAAATTTCCCAGTTTCCTGCATCTAAATAATCTAAAGAACTTCCATCTGCGGTTGTATCAAGTAATGCAACGTAAGTGTATCCACCTCTTCTAACTACATCACCTGTTTTATAATTTGATCCTGGAGCCCAGTCGCCTGCTAGTCTTAAACCTTTATGAATAATTGCCCAGTGCTGTGTTCCGCCACCTAATTGATAAATTGAATCGCTTGGATTCTGACCAATATGATTAGTTAGTGATTGGTAAACATACCCGCCGTGCATAACTACATCGCCAATTGCATAATAATCTTCTAATACCCAAGTACCTTTTGCTTTTCCGCCCGGTACATCTACTGCAAAGTTAGCATCGTTAAGGTTTGTTGCAGCAGTGTGTCCTGTTGTTACACGTAAAAGACTTCCGCCATAACTTACTAGATCGTTATACTTGTATCTATAACCGTCAGTCCAATCGCCTACATAACCTTTTAGTTGTGTGTAAGTAGACCAATTTGCTTGATTTGCTTCTAAACCTGTTGCAGAGTCTGCTGCTGATGTGTGTCCTGTAATACATTTGTAAACTGTAGAACCATATTTTACAAGATCGCCAATACCATAAACTGTATTAGGTGTCCAAGCACCATCCCAATCTGTAGTAGTTGCATAGATTGCCCAGTTAGAAATGTTAGCGTCAAAATCACTTGTTGATGTATAAGCAGTTGTATTAATCCATAAGTAACCACCGTATCTTACAATATCACCTGGATAGTAATCAGTGCTTGTCTGCCAATCGCTACGCCAGTTTTGACCTTCAGTCATTGATGTCCAAGCAGGCGTTGCTAGTGTTTCGCCTGGTGGTGTAAAAGTTTGATCCGTGTTAAAAGATGCACTTGCTGTATGCTGTCTAATACAAATATATGAACTACCGTTATATGATACTACATCATCTTTGTTGTATGCAGTAGCGGCTGTCCACGGACCTTCCCACGTATATCTAATTCGACTTATCTTAAACTCTGCCATAATCTATTCCTAATCGCCCGAAATGTTTGTTGGATAAGTGTAATCCTGGTTTACTCTTTGTACCAACATTCCTTCGTCATCTATATAATATAATGTACTTCTTTGATCCCATTTGTATTGAGGATATTTCATATTTGCAAAATTTGTTTCGTGATTATCTGCAATTCCCTCAAAATAATCAATACCTGGTTCAAAGTCTTCAAATGTTTGTTCAGGCGGACCAGGTAAGTTGATATCAATCGAATCTTTATCTTTTAACTGATCGCTTCTTAACAAAAACAATTCGCCATCTGCGTTTCTTCTGATAGCATAGAAATATCTAGGGCTATCGCCTAATGATTCATCTGGTGATTGACCAAAATAATATGGACTCGGCATAATCTTCTCCTTACGATATCTCTACGTAACTTATTACTACATCAACACTGTCTTCAGTGTCTGATTCTATTCTTAAACCTGCTGTGGCTGGTAAAATTAATCTTTCACCTTGTGTCACAACTTTTGCACTCGACGCAGGTGGTATCGGTACTGATCGTACATAGTTACCTTGCGTTGAATTCTCATCTACTACATAAACGTTTACAACAACAGTATCATAATCTGATGTATTAGCAAGATTACAACCTACAACTGTCGCTCTAACACCTTCTGGAATCTGTAAAACATCTACAGGTTCAGTGCCTACGTTGTTAATTACTGCGTTTTTAAATACTGTTGGCATACCTTTATTATCCTAACATTAATGCAAACGATGCTGCAATGTCGTTCGCTACAATTTCTGATACAGCACCTGATGCACCAGCAGGTGAACTCCAAGCACTTCCGTCCCAAATCTCTAATGCTTTAGAGTTAGTATTGTATCTAGTCATACCCAACACCGCATACGCTGTTGGTCTTTCTGCGTTTGTACCTCTAGGAGGAACAAAACCGTTGTTTGTATCAATTTTAAAATAACCTGTTCCTGTTTGCAAAATTTGTGTAATTGCATTATTAGAAACATTTTCAATAACATTACCAGTTATTTTAAAATTACCTAATCTTACACCGCCGGCGCCGTTGCCGTCAATGTATAAATCTAATCCTGTGGTAGTAGTTATCTCATTATCACGGAACATTAAGTTTCCTACGTCTAGTGTAGGAACATTTAGTGTATCTGCATATACGTCATTAACGTACATTGTTCTCCATCTAAATGAAGGACTACCTAAGTCAAATTGTACATCTTGTTCTGGAATTAAATTACTTTTAATTGCAGCATTGATTGTAATTGTATCTGTAAGTGCATCGCCAAAAGTAATATTACCGCCGATAGTAACATCGCCGTCTACTGATAAATCACCAGTAATATCTACATTTCCGTTAATTGTAGTATTAGAATGTACTTCAAGTATACCTGCACCGTTTGGTCTAATTTCTATGTTAGAATTAGAAACAATAGTTTGGATAGTATTACCTGAAATTTCAAAATCGTCTATATGTAATTTACTGTTGTATACAACTGGATCGTCACCTGATGGTGCAAAACTAATTGTATTAAGATCGCTCGAAATAGTATTACCAGTAATGTGTAAATTACCGATATCTAATTGATTGTCTACTCTAAGTGTTGTTGTACGTGTTGTTCCACTAACATCTAAGTCAGTAGTAGGAGATGAGTTATTGACACCAATGCGAGCATTGTTTACATCAATATACAAAATATCCGGGTCTGTTGCTCCATTTCTGAAAGATAAATCTACGTTATCTCTAACCAGATTTGCTTTCAAGAGCGGCCCACTTATACGACCTATTGCCATTTGCTCTCCTTAACACGGGGATCCTGTCCCTCCAACTACCTTACATTGCGAGTTGACCACAGTAAAAGATTAACGTTGGTCTTCGTTAACAATAGTATTTAGCCAAAAGGAAAAATTAGCCTAGTATAAGGCTATATTCGTTACCCAGATCTTCCATAAGATTAACGTCAACTTCTGCTCCGCCTCCAGTTGCTACTCTGTAACCTGCGGTTGTTTGAGCACCTACAGAAAGTGTTAGGTCGTTTACACCGTCTGAGCCGCCTAAGAAGACTGCACCTGAAATGCTAATAGTATCGGATAAATTATAACCAATACCAACATTAGTAATTTCAATAGTTAAAACACTAGAAATAATAGTTAATCTACATTCAAAATCTTGTCCGTATCCGTTCGTAGAAGTTGTTCCGCTGTTTACAATCTGATCAACAAGTCCTGTAATATTACTGCCAGAAACAATAACATTTTCAACTTGTCCGGCAAAACATTCTAAACGTTGATCATCTGAATTCCATCTTGTATCTCCAATTTCTGGATATGAAGGTCTTGTTGTGTCATCACCTGCTGGTATTTTAAATCCATTGGTTCCCATAAATCTAGTATAACCAATACCAGTACTTTGTAACTTGACAGGTTCTGTTGGAAGGTTGTTTGTTATGTTATTTGTTTCAATAGTTAAGTTTTCAATATGTGTAATTCCAGTGTCTGGAGATAGAAGCATATCATCATTTGACTGATATGCAAATATTTCATTTGTAACACCGTTTAACCACATTTGTGTACTTACAATTGCAGCATTAGGTCTGTTAGTACCTACATTTGTAAGGTCTGGAGTGTGTACACTATTCCATCTTCTTACTGTACTGTCTACAATATTTCCTGTACCAAAATCATAAGAATCATCATCACCTGGAATAATAGATTGTGAAAAATCTGGAATAATCTCAAGAGTATCGCCTCCTGGAATATCCGGATTATACAGTGCGTCACCTAAAATAATATTTGAATATTTTGAAAGATTTCCATCAACAGTAACATTTCCTGTTACTGTTAAGTTACCGTAAAAGTCTGCACCAGATTGTACGTCAACAATTCCTGTGCCCGATGCAGTTAGTTCAATAGGTGTTGCTGAATTGTTACTAGAAATAACATTATCTGTAAACTGCAAATCGTCTGTACGCATACGTTCCATTACAATTGTGCCAATACCACTAGCAGGATATATGTTAATAGGTCCTACTACTGTTGAAAATTTTGCTTCTGCTGCGTTAACTGTGATGTTATCAATTTTTGCTGTTTGTATAACTGATGCATTTGTTGTTTTAATACTAGTTCTAACATCCAAATCATATTGAGGGGCGTCGGTAAGAATACCTATTTTGTTTGTTTCTACATCTAAAAATAAAATAGGTGATGAATCAAAAGTTGTATTTTTAAATGCAAGATTTACTCCTTCTCTAGTAAGAGTAGGATTAAGTAAGTGTCCGCTAATTCGCCCTAATTGAGCCATTCACTTCTCCTAGTTTGCAAATCCAAAGAATACTGTAATGTTTTTACTATATGGTACAGGACTTGTAAATTTTAAATACCAGCCATCTGCATAAGGTGCACCCGGACCTGCTAAACTACCACTTGAACTTTGTTCTAGTGTAAAGTTTGTTGTTGGAATTTGCATTACATTTTCTACAAGAACAATTATGTTATTTGCACTTGCAGGAATATTTGTTAAAGGACCAAATACTGTTTCTGTAGCATCTCCAGGGCCAAATGTTTCTATGCTGATTGCACTTGCACCTGCTGCTCTAATTGTTTCCCAATTGTTACCTACGTAACCTTCAATCTCGTCTGTATCTATGTTGTAACGAATAGTTCCGTTAGCATCAATAGGTTGTCTTACACCTGATACTTGTGGTCGCTGTGCTTCTGTGCCTTTAGGAAGTAACAAACCACCATTAGCATCCATTACTACTCGTCCATAAGGATTAACACTAATAGTATTATCGCTTGGACTGTATTTCGATGTATTTTGTGATTTTAAAAACTTCATAATCTATCCTTAAACAGGTAATGTACTAATTGTAACAGCAACTAGACTTCCAACACTTGTAGCAACCCAAACTTCGTCTCCTGCGTCTAAAACAAATTTTTCATCGCTAAAAAATACTGTTTCTCCTGCAGGAACTGTAAGTCTACTTACAACTGTGTTTGCAGCATCTGGTGAATCACCACTTGCTACAAGATGCATTGATACTAAACAAGTATTAACCGCTTCATCTGTAATATTAACGGTTCCTGTGTTACAAAATGACATAGTAGTAATAGCATTACGCTGTCCTGTTACTGCTCCTCCGATTGGAGCACCGGTTGTAGTACTTGTAAATACTTTTACTGGAACTGTAATGTCTGTTGATGTGCTTAATGTATTTGTTATCATTTCTTTGTCCTAAAATAGCATACTTAATAATAATGCTTTGTTTTTACTTATCAATTCGTCGCTAACTCCATCGGAACCTACGACTATTATACCCGATCCGCCAATGCCAGGTGTACAAGCGTGTATGATTGTTGAACCATTTACAAAAGCAGGTGTAACCGCAATTTCTTCTAATTCAATTGCATAGTTAGTTTGCAGTTTACCAGTACCTTGTGTTCTAACAAACACGTTAGCATTTGTGTCATTATTTGTTATTTCGTTTCCAGATATTTCAATATCTTGAATTACAGTTCTGTTAGGATAGAACTGAGTGTTTAATAGTCCGTCTACAATTACAGAAACACCGCTTTCGCCAAATGTACTGTAACCAGTTTCATCTTCTAAATATTGTAGTGAATCTGCAATGTCTTTTTCACTAATAATAACTCTTGTGTTATCATCAATAATTTGGAATGTTGGATTATCTCTAATACTGTCGTCGACATATTTTTTATTTGGAATATCGTCATCGTCGGTAATCTGTTGTTCGTAGTTAATAGTACCAGCAACTTTTACAACACCACTACCTGTACCAATTAAAGTTAAATCGCCTCCATCAGTATCCGAATTAGTAAAAATATTTCTTAATCTTAATGTAGAAGTAGCATAGTTTACAACGCCGCCTTCGGTTGATCCTACAGCAATATTAAAACTATCATCGTTCTCATCATAGTAAAACGAAACAGGATCCTGTGTACCTCTATCTATTTCAATACCTGAATATCTTAAAGATACACCTGGACCTGTTTCGCCAACATTAAGTCTGATAATATTATCTTGCACATCTAAGTTTTCAGCACTAACAGTAAGTGTATCACCTTCAACAACAAGGTTACCAGTTACTTTGATTTGACCAATTCTTGGTCCTGTATCCAAAGTAATGTTACCACCTTCGTATGTTTTGATGGTGTAATCACCGTTAGTTTGTAGAAACTGTGCCATATTATCTTACGCCTATTATGCGATTGCTGTTAAAACAATGTAATCTGCAGATGAATCGTTTTCTAAGTACCAAGTATATTTGTTACCAGAAAAGTCTGTAGCAACACGCTTTGTAATTTTAGCAATGTTAACTAAATCTGCATCTAAGTTACCTGTTGTAGAACCTTGCATTTGCATTTCAAATTCTGCACTAGGTGTACCGTTTTTTAATTTACAAGTGATCTGTTTACCTGCTGTTGTATCAGCAATATCACCGATACGAGCACAAGTAAATGATTGTCCACCACGCTGTTTAATAATTACACCGTCAGCTCTGTTAGAACCACCTTGGTAAAAATTAACTGTAATACCTGTGGCCGCGCCTGTTGGTGATTTAATTGCGTCAACTCCGTTAACGTCTTTTCTTAGTGGTCTTCCCATTTGTTTTCTCCTATAAAAGTAGTCCTATCCGGGTTCTATCCGGTACGCTGTGGGTACAGCATAAGTCCGCCACTTTATGCGGCTCGCTATCTGACATAAGTATTTATCTTTTGCTTAGTAAAGCCATAAGCTCTACTTTACTAATAGTGTTCATTAGTGTGTTAATTTTGTCAATTTCTAACTGTGCTTTGCTTATATAATGATCACTTTTAGTTTGCTTGTACCGTATAAGATGTTCCATATAATTTTTCATATGGATTTCAATTGATGATTGTATACGTTTTATATCGTGTGTAAACATTGGAAAACGTTTACGCCATTTAGTTAACTGTTCTCTTAGTTTGTGAAAATCTTCGTGACTGCTAATTTCAATCATATTACTATTTAACACTCTGAATTGCAGATTGTCAAATCATAAAAAAAGGGCGAAGTAAAACTCCGCCCTTTTCAAATACTTTAAAGTATTGGCTTACGCAAAACGTAAGTTTGCTGATGTTACAGCAACTTTACCCAAGTAGTCAGCCGCATTACCTAGAGATGATGCAGTGTTTGTTAACTCTACATAACCATATCTAGTCATAAACGAAACTACTGGCTCAAAAGTACCTGGATCAAGTACAACACCAGATGACATTAAAGGAATGTATGGGCAATAAAACGCTGCCGCATCTGATTCTGAAGATCCTTTGTAACCAACTAGTACATCGTCTGATGTAGCATAGCCGTTTACGTATACTTTCATAGCACTGTTTAAAGTTCCTACAAACTTAGTGTTTGTTGGTGCTTCAAATGTACCTTCTGTAGTTCTAGCAAATGCTGAAGTTGTAGCAGACTGTAATAGTGTTAATACAGTTGGTGATACAACAGCCCAGTTACCAGCACCACGACGTGTACGCTGTGCAATCAAGTTGCTAACTCTGTTGATTTGAACAGCAAGTGCTGCGTGTTCGTCACCAACGAATGTAGCAGTACCTGATACTGCGCCTTGGTCGTATGTTAGTGCTGCTGTGCCAGCAAGTGATGATAAAGAAGTAATAACTTCTTGGTCAATTTCAGCAGTAATTTCCTGCGCTAACGCAGCCATAATTTCTGCTTCAACATCAATCCCTTGTTGTGCTTGAGCATCTTGAGCAGCCTCAAAAGTCCAGCGAGCTGATAACTTACGAGTTTTTGCTTCTACAGTTTGTTTCAAGATTTGAATTGAAAGTCTGTTACCTGCAGCGCCTTCTAATGAAGCAGTTGAACCTGCTTTAATATCGTCGTTACCTGAATAACCTTCAGCAATCTTGAATGGGCTTAGTGCCTCTTCACCTGCTGTGGCACCTGTGCCAGAGCTAGAAGTGAAGTCGTCAGCATATCTTACACGTAATGTGTGGATTTGGCCAACTGGTCCAGTCATAGGTTGTACACCAACTAGTTCATTAGCAATGACTGTTGGCATTACACGTCTGATCACTGGTAGGATCACACGATTTAGTGTTGCAACGTTGCCAGCGGAAGTTGCGCCTGCTGTAGCACTCTCTGACAAATACTTACGGGTATTTTCGAGAGTTGCCTCCATTACAGAACGCTTGTTACCTTGGAGCCCTTCTAAAAGTGCGCCTTTGGTTTCCGACCAGCGTGACTCTAATAATTGTGACATTTTGTTTATCTCCTTAAATTTTAAGTCCCGCAAGCCTGCGGATGTCAAATATCTCAGCGGTCTTATTCTCTTGACCGTTGATTTGTGCCTGTGTTTGTTTATCGCCTGTTACTTCCTTAGCCTCGTTCAACGCCACTTTCTTTGGTGTGCTTCCTTCCATTACGGCCGAAATATACTTGTCGAATGTTGCGTGTAGTTTATCTGTTTGTACAGATTCTAAAAGTTCACTCATTACTTCTTGCTTTTCTTTGTTAAGAGGTGACATCAATTCTGACATTACTTCTCTACGCTGAGCTGCATTTTTCATACGAGCAATTTCTGTGTCTTTGCTTTCTGCCAACTTCTGAATTTCCTCTGCTTTCGCTTCGGCTTCTTTAACTGCTTCTTGTGATTGTTTTACAACTTTCATAAGTTTTGCAGTCTCTGATTTTTCATTTAGATGACTTGCTGCATACTCACTTGCGAAACTTTCAAAAATTCTGCGACCAAAGTCATTTCTGCGAGCTGCTTCGATGTCTTCTTTTAACTGACCCATCTCTGCTTTCAAGCCTTTACGTACAGTGTTTTCAACTACTGTTGAAGCTCTGTTAATAAAGTCTTTCTTGATTGCTTCGAATTTAACCTTGCTATCTCTAACCAATTTAACTTTGGTTTCAGCAAGATCCTTTTTATCAGAGTGGAATTCTGCGATTTCTTTCGCTAATGCATCCACGATAAAAGATTCTAACTTAGCAACATTGCCTGCTGCTGACTTACGATCTTCACGAAGTTCGTCTAGTTCTTTTTTCAAATTGTTAAGAACAAATGATTCCATTGCTTTAGAATCATCCTTAATTTTCTTAGCATATTTGGCTCTAGCCTCGATAAGTCCCTGACGGTCTTCAGCAAATTCAGATAATTCAGCAGTAATTCTGTCTGAAAGCATTTTCTCAACTGCTTCTGCCATTTGAGCTTTATCGTGTTCGTACTTCTGTGCAAATTCTTCACGTAAACCAGTTGCGACTGTGTCACGGTTTTCTTGAACTGCGGTTTCCCAAGCGGTTTCAATTTCCGACTTGACTTCTTCGGAAATCACATTGTTTTCAAACAATTGTTTTACAAAATCTAACATCTGTGATTCTCCTAATGATTTAACCCTGAAATTATTTTTTTCAAGGATTCTGCAATATAACGTTGTGCCTGTGGATCGCCTTGTACTTCGTGTGCTAATTTAAACGCCTGGAAACCACCTTTTTCATTCATAAGGTGTTCATAAACTGGTGTAGGATAAGCACCCGGTGCACTTGGTTGTGCAACAACATCAACAGTAATGATTTCAAAACCGTTAACGTTACCTTCTCCGTCTACTTCTCCTGAACCTCTTGAGCTAACTCCAAGTTTAACTCCGCTTTCCAACATTGTGCCAACTAATTGGCCCATTGGTGTTGGAAGCATTTTTAGTTTTCCGTAACCGTTAGGACCGTCCATCCACATTTTTGTTATCATATGCGATACACGGTCGAGGTTGATACGTAAATCTTGAGGATGATCGACTTCACCAAGCACTGAATACCCCCCAGAAATCTGTTCGTTGAGCGTTTTGACAGCCCTATCAATTTCTTGCGAAGAATAAATGCGTTGGTTAGCGTTACGAATGTCACCTTGAATACAGATACCACTCAAGTGTAACGTTTTGCCCTCGCCTTCATCACGCTCAATTACGATTTTAGCCTGATCGAAGCTCAGATGTTCTGCTAGTGTAGTTTTCAACCTTTATACCCTCTGTTATCTACGGCCACGGAAAATTGATTGCTTGTTGTCAGCGTTTTCGCCAGCGCCTTTTTTCTCTGCACCGTGTCCTTTTTCAGGGGACATCTTAGTTGCACCTTTAGCGCCTGGAACGTTAACATTACCAGCATTGTTTTCTTTAGCGTTAATGTCTGCTAAACCACCGTCATTCTTTTCGTTTGACTCACCGCCTTTTGCGATGTTAGCAGCAGTACCGCCCATATCATTTTTCATATTGTCAACAACTGATTTTTTGTTGTCTGCAGATTCTGCGCCGCCTTTTGTTTCAGCACCGTGTCCACCTGCTACTTTTTCAACATACTCACGCATTGTTTCTAGTTCGTCTTTTTCAGTGGCTTCTGGAGCAAACATTTCTTCTTTGTCTTCTTCATCGCCCATATCCATATCGTCGCCGGCTTCTTCATCACCGCCTTTGATTTCGTCGAACTTTGCTTGTAATTCATCAACAATTGAATCTAGATCTTGGAATAACTCTTCTGGCTCTTTATCGCCATCTTCGTCATCACCTGTAATATCTGCTTCTAGATCGTCGCCTGCGTCGCCGCCCATAGCATCCATTGGATCTTCATCGTCGGCTTCTACAGCAACTTCTTCAAATTCTTCGTCAACTTCTTCATCATCTGATGATTCATCTACTTCTTCGTCTGATGCTTCGTCAACTTTATCTTCTTCTTTATCATCGTCTTTTGAAGCCTCATCAACTTCTTCGTCTTTTGAGTCTTCTTTTACATCCTCATCTTCCATTTCTTCTTCAATAAGGTTTTCGTAAATTTCACGTGATTTTGCTACCACATACTCGTGGAATAATTCTTCTGCTTTCGCAGTGTCATCATTAACTAAATGCTCAAGCATTTGTTCTAATGTTGTTTTTTGATCTGCCATTTTATTCTCCTATATATTGATTTTCATAAGGCTGTTTGTTAATGTATTTACATTTTACTTATAAAAATGGGGTTAAATGGTAGTTTTTTGATTCGTTTTGCTTTGATATATACTTTCCGGAAACGTATTCTCGAATTCTTCCTTACTAATATGTGTCAAATTACCGTGTTGAGGACCTAGTTTATCAGGTATAAAGCCGCCTTCTTCAACAACTCTAAAGAATTTAGTAGTTCTAAACTCCTTAATAACCTTTTCTGTTTGTCCTAACCAGTTACCAAAAAACGTTGCTGCATCAGTACTTTTCTTATAATTGAAAGTATCTGCATACACATTATTAAACTTTCCTTTATTACCTGCGTAATCAAAGCCTATAATGTATATGTTTTTATGACCGTTACTTGCAGCAAACCATAGTGCTGTTGGTCCACTTGACCAACCTTTGTGGGGTGAAAATAGATTAATATTTGATTTAGTTTTTATGCCTTTATTTGGATTGGTCCAAACTGTGCCTTTTTTATGATAGTCAGCATCAATTAATTCGTTAACCATTTTAACGTCAACTGCAATTAAAAAATGCGGGTCAAATTCTCTGTATTGTGCATTACAACCATAGATTGTGCCTTTATTAATCAGACTAGGACAATCAATTGATAATCTACTGTTTCCGTTACCTAGAACAAAAGCAGGATCATTTTGGAAGCGTTTCTTATTACTCTTGTGGTTCAACTGGTGCTGCATACATCTGCCTTACAAAATTTAGTTCCGATTCTTTCTCGGCAGCGTGTGCTTCAGCCTGCATTCTTATCTCGTTAATCTGTCTAAGAGTAAGTCTGACTTTTCTAGTATCGTCACGTCTCATAACGGAACTATCCTTGTCGTTGTCGTATCTACGATCAACAGCAAAGTCATTTATTTCGTCATTAAAATATAAAAATTCTCTTAGAAGCATATTACTATTTATGACTAGGCAGGAGTTTCTGTGCCGCCTGTCGCATCCCCTTCTCCGCCTGCTGGTTCAGCCGCTGCTGCCATATCTTCAGGTGCTTCAGCAGTTTGGTCTCCCATCTCTGCTTCCATACCACCTGGAGTAATGCCTGCACTTCTCATTTCACCTGCTGCATCAGTAGGTGGTTGTAAGTTACCTGCATTTTCTTCTTTCCAAAGTCTTTCGTTTTCTGCAATCTCTTCTGCACTTAAACCAAGATAACGTTTTAGTGCAAAACGTTTTGATAAGTGAGGTACTTGTTGAATTGCACCAAAAATATTTGCTCTTGTAGTATCTAATTCTGCTTGACGATACGCTGCAAAGTTTTGTGGTGGATTAAATTTAAGATCAAACAGACTAGGATCAATGTTAACACCTGCACTGTTTAACCACATTTTAAATTCCATATCTAACGATTCTACAATATTTGCTTGTAGTCTTTCACAATACTTGTTAAAGCGTAATTCTTGAATATATGCTGTACCTACTTTACCGTCTGATACTGTGTTTGCTTGTTCGTCAATTGCTGTAGGCAAATAACTTGCCGGAATACGTAAAGCACGGAATAACTTATTAGTGAAGTAACGTAGGTCTGTAATTTCGCCTAGGTTAGTACCACCTGGTAATGTTTCAACTTTAGATCCTCTACCTTCTGCTGTTTGTGGGAAGAAGTAATCTTCGTTTGTTGAAAGTGGATTATAACTAGCATCAATAACACTAGTTCCGCCACCTGTTGCACTTGGAATACGTCTTTGTTGAATTTCATTTTTAACTTTTTCAACAAAGCTCATAGCCATATGCGCAGGCATATTACCTACGTCAACGTAAAAAATTCTACGTTCAGGCGCACGTTGGATACGATAGATAATAATCGCATCTTCTAATAACTCTTTTTGTTTGTATACTTTAAAAACACTTTCTAAAAGTGAATTACCAAAAGGATAATTTTGATCTAATCCTTCTGATAATGAAATGTGTACCATATGTTTTGCATCTACGGCAATTTCATTTGCTTCTCTTTGAAACCTAGTGCCTGATGGTGTAGGAACTTGGCCTGCCATTCCTCTACCAAATCCACCCCCGGAAGTATATGAACTCGTTCCGCTAGGTGAAGTGTTAGTTGTATTATGTGGAGTTGTTGCTACTAAACTTGTAAAGTTAAAATTAATATCTCTTACAACATACTGCTCGGGAACCTTTCCATCGGATTCGTTAACAATAATTTTTGTGACTTTGGTTTGATCCACGTATAAAAGTTTTTTAGTTTCTGGATCCCTAATAAAAAAGCAATCTCCATACTTAAATGTGTTCCTTACAATTCTAAAAATACGCTTGTCAATTTGATTTAGTTTTACCCATTTTTGTAATGCGTCTTTAAGTAATCTTGTTTCAATATTACTTGCAGCGTTTCTAAAATGGAAATGAAACGGTGTAGTATTTTCTCTATCTTTATCTGTACAAAATTCTGCTAGGATGTCAAGTGCAGCATTTACTTCTGAATCCATATCCATTGTGTCGTACTGCATATAACGTTCAATACGATTTGGTGCACCAGCATAAACATCTGGTAGATATGAACTATAGTTTGCTCGTGCAGGTCCTGGGCGGCCACCGCCACTTATTGGACTGTAACTACCGCCTGTATTATCGGCATTTACGGGTGTAAAGTATTTTTTCCAACTCATAATTTTATATTATACATCCTTTTTCAAAAGAAATCAAGTCCTTATTTTACTATACCGCTCCGTATAAGTCACCAACATTTTCACCAGTAACACCAAGTTGTTTTTTGGCAAGCATAGTTTGTGTAGTCGCCAATTGTACTAATTGGTTCATACTACTATTTAACTCGGATAATAGTTGGTCTGGAGTTTTCTGAGAGCTCTCACTCATTGGTACACCGTCTAAGGCTTCTTGCTTTTTCTTTTCTTCTTCTAATCGTTTTCTTTCTTCTTCTGCTTTTTTCTTTTCTGCTTCTGCTGCTTGTTGTTCTAGTGTCTTTTGAGCATCAGTTGCATTTGTTGAAGGAGTTTCTTCGGTTCCTACATTCGGATCGTCTGATAACGTACCGTCTGGATTTTTTGGAACACCATCTGCTGTTGTTGCAGCCGCTCGTTCTTCTTCTGCTTTTTTCTGTTTAAGTAGTGCTAGATCTTTTTGTAATTGTTCAAGTTCTCGTTTTTCATCATCTGCACTAAAACCAACTGAACTCCAACTGTCTTCTGCAATAGCAGCATTTAAGTTTGCAATTTTATCTTCAACATCTCTGATAGTGTCTTCGCCAACAAGACCTTCGCCAATTTTTTCACCAATAGCACCGCCTGCACTCGAACCTGCCCACCATCCAATTGCACCACCAATCAATCCGCCAATAGCAGTTCCAACCACAGGTACGACCGAACCAATAGCAGCGCCGGCCATTGCGCCAGCCATAGCACCTCCTGTGCCACCTGCGGTTGCACCGACAGATTCTGATTTTTGAACTGTTGCTTGGTTTTCAGTAATTTCTCCTGCTGCTAAAGATTCGTCAATCGCGCTGTAAGATTGATAACCTTCGTATAGACCATATGCTAGTCCTAGTGGTCCGAATCTTCTTAATATGCCTTTAGCAGCACCTGCACCTGGTTTTGGCTTTGGTTTATTTCCTGTAGCAGTAGATGCTCCGGCTCCTGGGCCTCTTCTTAACCCTAGCATTTGTGCTGCGGCTGCTGCACCTGCTGCAAGTTCTAATGCTTTCAGTGCAAGATTGGCGCCGCCCATTGCTGTAAGGAATAACGGAAAGTTGTCTGCTGCCTTTTGAAGTGCTGGAACAAGATATTTTTCTGCTGCGTCAAGTGCTTGAGTGAATACACTTTCTAGTGGTTTAAGATCAATACTGCCTAGTGCTGTTGTAAATTCTGTTGATGCTTGTGCAATATTTTCTTTGAATGTTTTAATTGCTGCTGGATCAATTATGTCTCCAACACCTTTAGCAGCATCATCTCTGTTTTTCTTTAGGCTGGCTTCAATTTCTTTTTGTATATCAGCAAGTGATTTATTTCTATTTGCTACGTCTGCTGCTGCAACGTAGAAGTCGTTCATTTCATCGTCAAATTTACCTAGTGTTTGACCAACGGGTGACTCAGCAAACTTCTTGGCTTCTGCTGCATAGGTATCATAGAAGGAACTAGCAAAGCCTTCTTCTAGTTGTTGACCACTTTGTATCTTCTGATAAATTTTCTGTGCTTCACCGCCTGACTCTCTTAGGAAAGCCATTGCCTTAACACCTTCTTTAGATGTAGCAGTACCAGTTGCTAAAATTTCTTTTAGTCCAGTTTGGTGTGCCTTAGGAATTGAATCCATAAGTTTTTCCATCTCGGCCTGTTGTTCAGGTCCAAGTTTGGACATCATAATTCTGTATTGTGCGTCTGCTTGTCTAGCGTCTTGTTCTGCTTGAAGTGTTTCTTTTGATTTACCAGTTAACTTAGATACTGCATCTAAGTTTTTCATATAAGTTCCAGTTAATGAAATTAACTGTTTGTTACTTAATTGTTCAGCTCTACCGTTTCTTGCAAGTCTACCCGAATACTCTGCAAGTCCGTTGTTAATATCAACTGTGCTATAACCTAATCTTGCTAGTTCGTCACCGACTTGCGACTTCCTAATTTCTTTACCCATATCGGCTAAACGTTTAGCACCATCTGCTGTGCTACCGCCAAGGAATACTAAGTTTTGAGCATTTTTTTGAATTACGCCTGAGAACTGTTCCATAGTCATACCAGCGTTTCCTGCTGATCTACTAAAGTTCGCTATGTTACCGCCAAAGTTAGCACCTACTGATGCTGCGCTTTGAAACTGTGTTTGTAGTTGTTCAACTGCACCTGCAACAGGTCCATAAACACCTTTAATTGCATCACCAACTAATGGAATGTTACCAAGTGTATCTGTAGCACTTGTAATGCTGTCGCCCATATTAGCGATACTAGATAATGTGCCGCCTATGTAATCAATTGCTTTTTGTGCTGTTTGTCCTAGTTTTCCAATAAACTGAAGATTGCTTTTAATTGCCGAGCCAAACGTATCTGCACTTTCTGCTGCATCGTCTAGAGATTCACTTGCTTTATCAGCACCTTTGCCAAGTTTATCTTGCGAACGTTGGAATTTCCTTCCGGATCTTACTCCTGCTTCGGTCTGTTTTCCAAGTCTTTTTAATGAAGCATCTAGTTCTTTGTCGCTTTTAATCTCAACGCCGGCTTTTTTAGCCATAGCGGACATAACAGCAACTAATTGTTTTAATGTTACTTCGGTGGCAGCATTATTAAGTACTACTTCTTGATCACCAAATTGTCCTGTTACATCTGCCATTAATTAAATTCCTAGAAATATGCGCATATAAATACTTATTGTAAATACTTTACAACAATGTTATTTATCGGAGAAAAATATGGATGAAAAAATGGAAATGCCAAAGGTTGAGATTGCCGGGCAGCCTGCTATGAGTAGCGCACCCAACGTGGCGCCAACACAGGCGGCTCCTGTCAATCCGTTAGCCGGGTATTATAGACAACCTAAAGTATATCTACAACTACCAAGTGGTGGTAAGTGGTATGAAGAAGGTACACTTGATGTCAGTGAAGATGGCAGATATGCTGTGTATGCAATGACAGCAAAAGATGAACTAATGTATAAAACACCAGACGCATTAATGAACGGTGCAGCAACAACTGAAGTTATTAAAAGTTGTATTCCTGCAATTAGACAACCGTGGAAAATGCCTACGCTTGACGTAGACGCTTGCCTAGTAGCAATTAGAATTGCAACATACGGCGACAAAATGGAAGTTACTTCAATTTGCCCTAAATGCAAAGAAGAACAACTTTATGATTATCAATTAGGTGAACATCTTGAAAGAATTAGTAACTTTGCATATCCTGAACAATTGCAAATTGGCGATTTAGTGTTTGGTTTAAAACCTTACAGTTACAAAGAAATTACTCACAAACAAATACAGCAAATTGAACAAGAAAGAATTTTTGAGATAATCAACAATGAAACATTATCTGAAGAACAAAAACTTGAAAAATTTGGAGCAAGTTTTATTAAACTTACAGAAATGACTGTGTCGGTTGTAGTACAAAGCATTGTATCTATTACAAGTCCACAAGGTACTGTAACTGATAAACAGATGATTTCAGATTTTGTACAAAATGCTGACAAAGAAATTTTTACAACATTAAGTGAACACTTGCAAGTTATTGCCAAACAACTAGAACTTAAAGCAAAGAAAGTCAAGTGCGGCGATTGCGAACACGAGTTTGATGTTCAACTTACAATGGACCAAGCAAATTTTTTCGGAGTAAAATCTTAACCCTTTCTCGTCCTGAGATTTTACGCGAAGCCGAAATATTAGATAAAGAGGCGAGAGTCCTTAAGAAGGAACTTCTTAAAATGTGTTGGTATATGAGAGGTCTTTCTTACAGTGAAGTCGCGACTATGTCTTGGGAAGAAAGAAATATCATTAACGATATTATCAAAGAAAATCTTGAAACTACCAAAAAAACTAAACTGCCGTTTTTCTAAGCGGCAAGTTGTTTCTTAATTATTGCTTGTACTTCAGGCTTTAACTTCTTAATACTTTGAACTAGTGCATTCATATCTGCTGGTGCTTGTGGTGCTCCACCTGCTTGTGCATTTTGAGCGCCTGCTGTTCTATCAGTTCCAGCGCCTGCTATCTGCTTCATAGGTTCGCCTGTAGCATCGTCTTTTCCGTCTTTATTTGCGTCTACTTGATCCGTTGGTTCAGTTGTAGCATCTGCACCTTGACCACCGCTTGTTGACGCTGTATTAGCGTCTGTGGCACCATCTGTGCTTGTTGCTGCTTGTTTGACTTCAGCATTTTTAGTGTCACGCAATTTGTCTGCTGCGGCCGTATCAAGTCCTGCACCACCGTCTACTGGCTTTTTGGTTTTGCTATCAATTACGTCAACTTTGGTTCCGTCTTTTTCATTTGGAACTGTAATAAAAGGTGCATTTTTAATTCCTGTTGTGCTAGTGGTATCTGCTGTTGACGCTGTATTCGCGTCTGTTGCACCATCTGCAGCCGCTTGTTTAGTTGCTACAACTTCTGCATTCTTTTCATCACGCATTTCTTCTGCGCTACCTGCATCAAGTCCTGCTCCGCCATCTACAACTGCTTGTGTTTCCGAATCGACCACATTAAATTTAGTTTTATCTTTTGGATCTGCAACCATAATAAATTGTTTGTCTTTTTCTTGGACACCGGGTGTAGTTGGATCCGAATCAACCGGTCCATCATCAGTTGCTGCTGGTTCATCACCGCCTGCTGTTGCATCCGCTGCTGGCACTTCAATTTTCATTGCATCAAATGTTCCTTTAATAACATCATCTGCAACACCTA